AAGATAATCATTATGAGCAATTGACTTATTCTGTTCCTCTGCAAGCATATTTGCATAGTCAATAGACTTATCCAACATTTCTGCTACATAATTCTGATAAGAAATAGTATCATTGATATTCTCTGCAAGATAATCCTGATGTTCAATCATCTGGTTCATTTTTTCTGCAAGATAATCATTGTAACCAACCATCTTGTTCATACTTTCTGCAAGGTAGTTGTTATGTTCAATAACTTTGTTTGCTTCATCAGCAATGTAATCCTGATGTACAATTGATTTATCAAGTGTTTCAGCAAGGTACTTGGTATAACCTTTAAGATTGTTGTATGCCTCTTCTACCTCTGCTACTTTTGCCTCAAGTTCAGCAACCTTATCATTGTTAGCAGAATTGCCAACAACAGCTGCACCCTCACCAGTTACCCTGGCTACTTCCTTGGCTACAAGATCAGCAATCATAGAGTTATCAATCTTTGCTGGATCAAATGTCTCTGTAGGTTGTACACCTGCCAACTCATCCTTGATATTAGCAATGGCAGACTGGAGTTCACCAACAATCTCTGAAAGATGCTCACTGTACTTCTGAAAATCAGAGTACTGAATGAATTCCTTATTGTCTTCCATATTTGTATTTTTTAATGTATCTTCATTTTTCTGTGCCTGTGGTGCAGCATAGTCAGCTGTCTTCTGAACCTGTGGATCAAGATTGGTGTTTGCATCTTCTGAAATGTCATAGATATCAATGGTGTCATCATCACCAAATCCATAAGATTCATTAACTCTCTTCAACTGTGCATTTGCAAATCCTGGATCTGCAACAAGGTCATAAGTAAACAACTGCTGGAGTTTAACATGACCAGATTCATCCACAGTTCCGGCAGCCCTTGATGAAATATTCAATGGAATACCATCTTTTACAAGTGCCTGTGCTTCCTTACCTGCTGTAGTGTTAAGGAGTCTAATCTTACCAACAATAGCATTCTGTTGTGGGTCAAATTCAAGACTTTCAACAACATGAGAAACATTACCTAATGAGATTTCAAATCCATGAGGATGATCCAACTCACCAAGCAGTCTCTTACTTTCAATCTGTTCCCTCAATGCTTCTACATGTGGAAGGAAATCAGCAGACTCATAGATTCTGCCATTACGGTTTTTAGTATTGAATGATGTGAAAAGTCCAGTTAATACAATAGAATCGCTGTGCTCATTGTTTTCATTAAGAGCCTGCTCAACCTGATAACTAAGTGGAGCATTAGAGCGTTCTACTATCAATAGTTTCTTCTCTTTCATTTTTAATGAATTTTCTTGTATAATTTATATGTTATTTATGAAAAATAATTTTCACTTATTTTTTAAAGTCCTCCAAGAGGGTTATTTCCACCACTATTTTCCTCTTCATTCTCTTCATTCTCCTTAGCCTTCTTCTTATCTGGCTTAAATTCTGACTTTGGAGCACCATCAAGAATCTTTGCAATATCCTCAATCTTATATCCCTCTTTCTTTAACTGTTTTTCATCCTTATATCTCTGATTTAGAGCAAGTTTCTCATCACTCAAACCAAGATATTCTCTTACAAGAAAGTCAAGGTCAAAATAAGGTTTTTCATTTCCTTCATCATCTGTTTCTACAATAGAACCCATAATAGATGAAATGAAATCAGCCTTCTTTTGAAGAAGTTCAACTTCCTTATTCTCCTCAAACACAGAATCCTTATTATATTCAAGACCAAGGTTTACTCTGAAATTCATATCAGACATAATACTCTTGTACTTGAGACACATCTGAAGATAAACAGGTTTAATAAGGATTTCAGCAAATATTGCCCTCAACCTACCAATAAACTTGCTGAATCTAATCTCCTCCCTAGCAATACCCTCAGCACTCATAGTATACTGACCTTCACCCTGCTCTTTCTCAAACCTGGTAAATGGAATCTTTGATGCCTGACGGAGTTTATCCCTAAAATATCTCAATGCTTCAGTATCTGAAATTTCAGGACCATCACCACCGAGGTTTTGTATCTGCGGAGTCTCACCACCCTCTGATGCCATAAAGATGTCCTTATAGAACTGAAGCATTGGACGACCATTGGTTTTAATCTCACCAGAATCCCAGTCAAAGTCTACTAACTCTTTATAGTTTGCCATTGCCTGGGCCAAAGTCTGACGACCTCTTGGTGACTGTACTGAACCAACAGGTATAATATATTGTGTTTTATAAGATGCATTTGTGACAGCCCAGATGATACGGGTTGCCTCCATTGTTCTCAAAATGTTGAATGAACGGATAAGCCTTTCAACATAAGAGATTCTTGAAACAGAATCTGCCTTTGCATAAGAAAGGTAAATAATCTGTGAATCATAAAGAATCCTATCTTGTGTTGTCTGACCATTGATACCCATCTTCTGATTGACAAACCAAATCTTCTCATTGGTTTGAGGGTCAATACCAGGGGTAAGACAAGCCGGATCCAATTCAATGAAACCAATGATTTCTGTTTGGTCTTCATTGTAAACTATTTCAAATGCAAGGAAACCATCAATCAACCACTTCCTGAAATAGTCAGTGGCCTGAACAGTATCATAGAATCCAAAGTAATTGTAAATCTTGTTATACTCTTCAGCAAACTCATCAAGGATTTCCTGGTCTGCCTTATAGTTAAGTTTAATATTGGCAAATTTGTTTGCACCATCAAATACAATTGCCTCTTCACAAATGATATCAAGGATTTCCTCAATCTCATCCTGGAGAGCAAATCTTCTCAACTGTTCCTTCTTCTTCTGATAGTTTTCTTCTGAAAGATGAAAATATCCCTTCGATAAAGAAGGGTCGGTTGCAGACATTCTTGCAAACAAAACCTGTATATTTTCATCATTAAGTGTACCAATCTGTCCAGTTGTAGGATTCATTTGCAGATTCTGTGTCTGCAAGTCCAAATCCATAGAACGGACATTCTTGATAACATCATCCTTATAGTTCATTCCAAAACTGGAAAGACTACGAAGCATCCTGGTTACAGGATTAGGATTACTCAATGTATTTCTATTTGTATTTGTAAAACCAGCCATAAAAAGTCTGTATTAAAAATTAAACCTATTCTATTATAGATATTTATGAGTTATGTATTATATATTAATCTGGGAACCAAGAACCAATACCACCACCATAAGTACCATAAGCATAACTTGTACCAGATTGTGGTGTTGCTTCTACAATGGAATATGTACCAAGATTTTGAATTACATAATATTCACCCCCACGCAAATGTAATAATCTTAAAAAGAATGTTGATTGATATGCTAAATATGTACTATGTGGAGAATTATCATAACTAACATAATTAAGATCATTACCAAAACTATAAGAACCTGACACATCATAATATAATCTTTTTGCACTAATATAAACAGGTCTCATAATATTTTTGTAATTATAACCTGTTGCTATTATATTAATGATTGTTCCATCTGGTACATTTGTTGGAAGGTGTATGAACTGATATTTATAACTACTACTATATGCACTACCGCTATAACGATCAGTATGGACAATTTCTAATGATGTTGTATTTTGTTTTAAATATCTTAAATATGCTACTCCTCCATTATCATTATATGTTCCTTCAATAGTTGTACCTTCAGAAAGACCAACAAATGACATACCCAATGTGCCATTAAACATACTATCACCACTTATGACAGCATTGGTTGCATATAATGAACCATCTTCCATTACACGGAATGGAGCACTATTCCTACCATTAAAATCACTTCCAACAAAAAGTCTCAAATCATTATAACTTGTACTTGCACCAAGCATTCCAGCAGTAACACTACCTGCTGAATTACCAACCAAAAGATTACCAGCAAGAAGAAGACCACCATCAACTTCTGTTTTACTAAAAGCTCTTGTTAACCACTCTGAATCATCACCACCATCACCACCACTATCACCTGATCCACTACTCCAACCCTTTTCTTCTCCAACACCTTCTATAAAATTCTTCAAAGTAGTTGCAGCAGAAGAACCACTATTGATTGTTAAAGATGTTGCTGTAATATTACCAGTTATATTTGCTTTTGTGGCATACAATGTACCATCTTCCAATACACGGAATGGTGCGTTTCTAACATCATTCATAAATGATGAAGTAGAAACATAAGATGATGTACCAGCAAAGAATCTAATGTCATTATCTGATGATTCATCATCACCACCCATCATACCTGATCTTACTTTTCTATTTGAATCTCTTGCAAGTATATTACCAACCAAAATAAGACCTCCTGCAATTTCTACTTTACTGAATGCATTTGTTAACCATGCTGAATCATCACCATCATCATCACCACTACCACCACTACCACCACCAGAACCACCATCTTCGGGTATAAATTGACGAATATATTCTGATGCATCCATACCAGAAATTACAAGTGATGTTGCTTCAATCTCACCCTTTACCTTAACTTTACCATCACCATTGACATTGACTTTTAAATTATCTGTGTCAATTTTAACCTTTTGACCAGTTAAATCAATATGGTCTGCTGAAAGTGAAATCCTACTACCATCTTTATTTGCTTCAGCGAATATGGCTGCGGCAATATTTCCCTCACTATTTGGGTTTTCAATCCAACTCATTAAAGTAGTTCTGGCAAATCCTTCACCAACTTCTTGGGTTATTGTTGAAAGTTCTGTTGCAACAGTTCTAAACCTCTCTTCACACAATGAAATAAGTCTCGATAAAACATCCGGATCATCCAGTTTGTTTGAATATTCACTATTACCATTAACCCTTTCCAAATCTGAACCAGATAATGTAGAATAATAATATTCAATTGTTTTTACTCCAACACCATTAATGATAACAGATTCTCCGGCAGTATGACCATTTTCAGTCCTACCCCAAACAAAATTACCATTTGCATCTTTTAAAAATCTACTGTTTCCGGCAATTGATGTAACTGATGCTGTTTTTCTTGCCACATCAGCTTTAAATTGATTAAATGCCTGTGTTGAAATATAACCAGACATATCTATTGATGATTCCCTTGCATAGCCAACCAATGCCTGGGATATTTGTTGACCAGCAGTCTGTCTAATGAAATCTTCCAAATTACTTGATGAATTAGATACAGCAGCATCAATTGCATTTTGAAGATTATCAAGTGTTGGCAATGCAGTAATTTTATCACCAAGTTTATCAATATTTTTCAATATATAGATTTGACTGTCACCAACATTGGTTTTAAGTTTATCTATTTCATCCTGAAAATATTTTGAAAGTTGTGACAACTTATAATTGGTTACATCTTCATGTGATGCAAGAGCACTAAAGTTATAATTTATTTTATCCATTGACTCTGATATAATATCAGAGGGATTAAGTAATACAATACTATCCATATTTTTTACTGATTATCTTCAATTTTTACACATTTATCATATAAAGCCATATATTCAGCCCTTAATACATTAAGAGCAGAATTAAACTTATTTTTAAGTTCTGTAATTGCTTTATCCTTTTCTGCTATAACTCGATTCAATTCTGCAATTTCCCTTTCAAGTTCTTCAATATTTTGGTTATGTATTGTTGGAAAACTGTGTACAGGTGTTGAATCCTGAATTCTCTGTAAATTCATATCTTATTTTTTAAATTAATTCTTATATCCCATATATGCTGCAACAGCAGATGTAAATAATCTACTTGTCAATAAATCATAAAGTAAACCACTTGTGATACCAAGTGCCCTACAAATAGCCTTACCGAGTGCAGGACCAATGGCAGCACCAGTCAAACCACCAACAACAGAACCCAAGATTCCTTCATCAACTTCATCACCATTCTTAATTTTCTCTGCAATGATTTCTGCTGCTTCATTTACCATCTTTTCTTCTGATTCATTCAACTGAATGTCATCATTGAAATACTCATCATATTTTTGTATCATAACAATATAGGTATAGTATAAAGTATTTATGAGAATAAAAAAGAGGGTAGATTTCTCTACCCTCTTTCTATCATTAATTTATCTATTATTCAAAACCACCAGCCTCAATAGCACCAGTTCTGAGAATTGTAAGTCTCTGAGCAATGATTTCAAGACCACGAACAATCTCCACATAGATATCAATAACACCCATATTATTGTCAATTACTTCTGCTGTGTTATTAGAAGTATCCATAACTGTTCTGAAATCATAAAGACCACCATTGTTCTTCATATTCTCAAGGAACTCATCAACCAATGTCTTGATTTCAAGTCTTGTCTGTGCTGTATTAAATTCAAACACATATCTTCTCAAAATGTTCTCAATACTATCCTGGATGTAGATAGCAGCCTCACGAACATGGATTGAAGAAAGTGCTGAAACAGGAGTCTGTTTTGCAGTCTTGTTAGCATAGATTTCAACACCAACACCCTGCTCCCAGATAATAGCATTGATACCCATTGGTTCAAGCCAATCTCTGTTATCATGTACAAGTGTTGCCTCAACACCAACAACCTGGTTACCAGAGATAACACCCCTCTTCTGACCAGCAACAATAGACCAAGCAAAACCTCTGCTGTACTTCTGAATATAAAGATTAGAAACATAAGCAGCAGGTGGTACTGATTTAGGAGCACCAAGATCAGTAATTCTCAAATATGGATAGTAATAAGCACCCCAAGAAGCACCATTCTCAATTCTTGGAAGACTGAATAAGAATGAAGGATTCTTTGAAAGGTCACCACCCTTTGAAATATATTCAACCTCAACAGCACCAAGCTTGTTTACAAATGAAGGATCTATACTCTTCTTGAAATCAAGCTGTGAAGGGCAGTTGATAATTGCAAGACCACTCTTTCTTGCCTGGCAAAGTTGTGTGTAAACTTTCTTACACTCTTCCTCAATACCAAGACCAAAGGTATCAATCAAATATCTCCACTGAATATAATCACGGTCAATAAGTGACTTGAAAAGATTTGAAGAAGTATGTGTTGAATGTTCTGGTTCCTCACGAATCATATCAAGAATCTCATTTTGACGGAGGTTTGTACCATTAGGCATAGCATCCTTTCTTACCTGGAAACCATTAAGACATGCCCACTGGAGTCTATCAGCAATCTTGTCAATAGGTACAACCTTAACAACAACTTTATCATCCTGGTCTTTTGCTGTCTTGCGGACCTTATCTGCACATACAACAAGAATACCTGCTTTCTTTCCATCAACACCATAAACAAACTTAACCTCTACTACTCTTGTAAGTCTTGAATGAACATCAGATGACATATCTTCTTCTGATACCCTATACCAATCTGAAAGGAGATAATCACCAACAACTACATTTGCTGTAAGATCAAGAATAACCTCATTGTCTCTGTCAACATAAGGTTTTGTATTCTTTGAATCCAAGAACAAATCCTCAGGTGAAATATACTGGAACATTGTTACCAAAGGTTTAACATCCTTTACAATTTCACTAACATAAAGTTGCTCATCATCAGAATCTGAATCAGATTGACTATCTGGTCTATAAACAACCTGTCCAACTGATAAGTATGTTGAATCTGCAAAAATCATATCATCACTGTCATCAACATTAATGAATGCATATTTGTGTTCAGCATTTTCTTTATCATTTCCACTATCAAGAGGTCTCCTATAAATATCCTCACCAACCTTAACCTCCTGTGATTCATCCTTATAATCAAATTTATAACCCAAGAAATCAAATGACATATCAGGAATTGATTTTACACTATTTTCCTGACCCATAAGTACATTGGCAAAAACACAGTTACCAAGAAGGTCAATCTTCTCATTAACAAAATCACCATCAACATTTACATCTTCAAGAAGAGCAATGTTCTCTGTACAAAGAAGACCAACTGTATCAACATCATCATTTACCAATTTCTGGATCCAGATATTTCTACCAAGTTTATCACAGAAGTTAGGAATCAATGAACCAACATATTTTGCACGAAGGTCAACTGATGGAAGGTTCAAGAACTTATAAAGATTTGCATCTTCATTACCTCTGATAAAACCATTTTCATCAAAATACTTCTGATAGATAATATCTGATGAGAATCTCTTATATGGAGATTCAAGATTCTCTTCACCCTTGTTGAGTTCAAATTTCTTAAGAGTGTAAGCATCACCATCAATACCATCACCAACAGTAACAGTCATATTTGATGATTTAAGTGCTGGACCAAAGTCACCACCAACAACATAAACCTCTACAAGATAGTCACTTACATAAGAAGTACCATTAAGATATTCAGGAACATTACCTTCACCATACCACTCATTAAGAGTAAGTTGATAATTCTTTGCATTGTAATCACTTGCTTTCTTTACCAAAACAGAAACAGGTTTCTTACCTATATTTGTAAAGTGGATAATACCATTTGTCCATCTTTCATCTTCTGTTGCTGACTGACCAATTACAAAAGTATCACTTAAATATCTTTCAATGGCATCAAGATATGATTCATCACTTGCAAACCAGAACTTATCTGTGTTGTAAAGTGACTGCAATGGAAGGGTAACAGACTTCTTGTTTACATCTCCTGCACTCACAGAGAATGACTTCTCAACTACCTGGTCAATATCAGGGTCAAGATTCAAGAGATTCAAACAAAGAATAGGACCATTACTTAAAGCAACCAATGCACTTCTGTGGAAGAATGAACCCCTCTTCTCAAGTGAACGGTCAATATTACCATACAATTTAATAAACTGTGCTGGTGATGTAACCAACTTCACTGTATTGAATGGACCCATTTTGCTAAAACCAACAACTAATCTTATGTTAGAGATTGTATTGGCATTATTATTTGAAATTTCAGACTTATCTCTCTCAAAACGATAAGTTCCAGCTGATTTCAAATTAATCAATTCTGCATCTAAAGCCATAATCTTTTACTTTTTATTGTATTTATAAGGTATTTATGTAAACTCATTTTTAGAATTATGGTCAAAAAACATTTCATAAATATTATGTGTAAAGGCGGAGTCTTTACATAACATATAAAATAACAAGCATGAAATATGGCACTAAGTCACTTTAAAAATTCACATGCTGCTGTTAACAAATGGGAAGTTGTAAACCCTGCTTTGTTTGAGGTTACAATTCTTCCACCAACACTTGATGGCAAACAAGATGAGAAGACTACACAGCTTCTTCTTGAGCATGTAAGATCTATTTCTGGACTTGATGGTCTTAACCCACCTATGGGTACTGTTATCCAGAAGTACAAACAGGCTGAAAGGGTTTACCTTGGTGTTCCTGAACAAACACACCTTGAGTTGCAGATGACATTCTCATTGAACCTCAATGATTCAAATGAAAACTACATCTACACAACTCTCCGTAAATGGTATAACAAATCCTTTAATCCAGCAACAGGTGCATATGGTCTTAAAAAAGATTACTGTGGTTCAATGGTCATTGTAGAATACAACCGTGATGGTTCAATCTGGAGAAAGGTTACATGTATCAATGTAATCCCTGGACAACCAACAGGTATGAATGACCGCAACTATGACAGCGGTAATGAGGCCAATGAAATCTCAATTACTTTCCAGTGTGATGGTTGGGATGATCAAACTGTTGGACTCCCTGTTTATGAATAAAAAATAGGGTGGGATTTTTGTCTCACCCTTATTTTTTATATATACTAAAATAAGATAACATATGCCTAAAAGAAAAAAATCTGAAGACTCCCAAATCCCTCAATTAATGGTAGACAAAAATCCAATAACTCTTTTACCACTAAAATGTAGGAATCCAAAACAGAAATTTTTCTTAACAGAGATAAGAAACCATGACATAACAATTTGCGATGGAATCGCAGGATCTGGTAAAACATATATCGCTCTTTATGAAGGTCTGTTAGGTGTTCTAACAAAAAGATTTGACAAAGTAATATTATGTAAATCTGTAATATCAACACCAAATGAAGATATAGGTTACATTCCTGGAACAATAGAAGAAAAAATGGAACCACACATCATATCCTATAAGGGAAATATGAAGAAGATGGTAAACAATGAAGACAATGTAGAAAGATTGTTCAAGGAAAAAAAGGTGGAAATACTTCCATTAGCCTACATCAGAGGTGTCACACTTGACAAGTCTTATATTATAATAGATGAGTCTCAAAATATTACAATGGATTTATTCAAGTCTATAATAACAAGAATTGGAGATGACAGTAAGATGGTGTTCCTTGGAGATATTGAGCAAGTTGACTTCAACCAGGAAAAGAAAAGAAAACAATCTGCACTACAACATATTATTGACATTTTCAAAGATGAGGATTACATAGGTTATTGTCACTTCAATGATGATGAAGTAGTAAGAAACCCAATAATACCAAAAGTTATAAAAAAATTAAGGGATTGGAATAATAAATAACAAAAGAGGAGGTTCAAAAACCTCCTCTTCTTTTATTCTACAATATGTGAAACTTTTGTTGTAATCACATTCTTTAACCCAACAAGATCTTTTAACATTGCAATACATCCTGTATATGTATCCATCCACCAACTATCAGAATTGTAATATGTCAACACACACATTCTATCAAGTAATCTCTCACCACATATAGTCTTCAAACAAACTGGTCCAACTCGTGGATCCTGCCAAAGGGCATCACCAAAGATGAGATAAACAGCATCCCTTTGTTTCTTTCTAATCTCCATTATCTCATTGGCAACATCATAGAAGTTTTCTGTACCACCACCTGGGTTTTGTGAATTAATATAATCCCATGTCTGTGAAAGAACAACATCCTTACCATCTTTCTTAATCATTCTACCATTAATTTCTCTTGGAAGAACAATCTTTTCACCAAATCCATAAATGACAACATTGGTATAATTCAATTCAGCACAAAGGTCAATAACCCTACCAAGGAATACATATACCAAATCCTGATCAACAGAACCAGAGAAGTCAATAAAGCAATAAATTGTCTGAATCTGACCCCTACTTATTGTTTTTGTTGGTAATACAGCATCTCTCCACAAATGGTTCTTATGTCCATATTTCATACCATTCTTTGTCTTTGACATATCACCATTATTGATTGATTTACTCTTCAAGAACAATTTCAACATTGATCTCCACTCATCATCATTAACCTTTGATTTCAATGCATTCTTTACGATTGTCTTTGCAAGAGCAGAACCACCACTTTTTTCACATTTCTTTTCAAGACCATCAACAACTCTTTTTTTCATCTCTCTTGCCTCATCCTCACTCATTCCCTGTGTCTTGTCATCATTCTTCATTCTTGACATCTCTTCAATGTCTTTTTGTGAAATACCTGCCTTTGACATATCTCCCTTAAGGTCTTTATCAGAAACTTCACCAATATTTTCACCAGCAAGTTCACCAGAACCATCTCCACCTTCTCTCATCTCATCCATATGGTGTTCCATACCATTTTTGTCACTATTGTCAATGGCATCCTTAATCTCTTTTAACTTCTGGTCTTTCTTTGTCAATGGTGTCCTTGCACCACTACTTGATGTACCTGGTGTTCCATTATCATTATCAGATGTACTATCCCCACCATCTTGTTCTCCACCAGTCTGTCCATCTTGTTTACCACCCTGTTGACTACCCTGCTGTTCTCCACCTTCCTGCTGACTTCCTCCATTTCCTCCTTGTTGACTTTCATTACCATCTTCACCATCATCAAGACCATTATCACTCAACTCATCCAATGCATCATCAATGGCATCCCTAAGTTTTTCATCCTCTGATTTACTAGAATCATCACCAGAACCATCACCACTTCCATCCAAATCATCCATATCAACATCATCCATATCAGCATCATCACCAAAGTTGTTATCCCTATAATCAAAATCATCAAAGTCATCATCAGAACTTGCCATATCAAGTTCTACTTCCTTCTTTATTCTTTCCATCTCCTCATCCTTATCCCAAATAACTTTGTTTTCTTCAAATGTCTTGTCTTCCATTTTACCAGACATTTTACCTTTGAATTTAGGATCCATCCAATCATCCGGCAACTCAAAATCACTATTTCTCTTCAACCCATCATCACCACTACTACCCATAGAAAGGTTATAAAAATATTTGGCAATCTTTTCAAGAGCCTTTTGTCTTCCCTGTTCCTCTGTTTCCATTTCAGGACTGATAGGTATTGCCTT